CTGGAACATAAAAGCGGATGCTGAAAAATCAAAAGTGCTGATGGGGAATATTCAGTATTCGCAAGAGCCGACGCCAACGAGGGGGGAGGTTTATGAGCGTGAATGGTTTAGGCGATACACGACATTGCCGAATAACATAAAATCGTGGTCTATTTATTGCGACACTGCATCGAAAGTTAAAAATTACAACGATTGGTCAGTATTTCAGTTGTGGGCAAAGACGACAGGTAATCAAGGTTATCTAGTCAATCAATGGCGCAGAAAAGTAAAAATCCCGTTTCTCAAAGACAATTTCATCGAGTTTTATAACGAGTCTAAAAAGTATGGCAGTCCTAAAATAAATATAGAGGATAAAGATTCGGGCGTCGGCTTAATACAAGCGCTCGAGTTAGAGGGGCATCAGGTTAATGCAATTACGCGCAAGCAAGGCAAGTATGCCCGTGCCGTTGCTGCTGCACCTAACGTGTTGCATGGCAATATTTATCTGCCCGAAGGACAAGTGGGCGAATCAATTATAAATGAGGCCGTCAAGTTCAAGGCAGATAATAGCCACAAGCACGATGACCAAGTAGACCCGATGAATGATTTTATTAATTACGAATTGCCAACAGCGCAATATGACATAGGCAGCATGTTATGAAATATTTATTAAACGACGGATTGCGTTCGCTTGTGGGTCACATGGGCAATGCGGATAAGGACAAAACCGCATCAACTACTTATAGCTATGTCCGCATCCCTGATGATCAATTAATAGCAGCCTATTCATCGAGCTGGGTGGCTAAAAAAATAGTTAACTTGCCTGCTAACGACATGATTAGGAAGTGGCGCACATGGGAGAGTGATAATCCACTGGCTATCGCATCCGAAGAGCGCAGGCTAAAATTAAAAGCAAAAATCCTCGAGTGTAAAATCAAGGCGCGTTTGTTTGGGGGCGCTGCTATTTTCATGGGGACGGGGCAGGATTTAACGCAGCCTTTGAATATCAATGCAATAAAAAAAGGCGGCCTGCGGTATCTAAAAGTGCTGGATCGCCGCGAATTAATTGCGGGCAATATAATTAACGACCCGTTGGATGAACGCGACAATAGAGCAGAGTTTTACACAGTGTCTGGCGTGCGCGAGTCACTGAACATCCATCCGTCACACTTTGCCATTATGATGGGCGAGCCAAATATGGAGCTTGCTTATAACGACGGCTGGGGCATTAGCATTTTGCAGTCGGCAATGGATGCGATTAAAAATGCAGACTCAACCGCCAAAAACATAGCGGGGCTTGTCTTTGAGGCTAATGTTGATATTGTCGGCATCCCTGATTTAGCCGCCAATTTAGCATCCGGCGGTGAGTCGTACGAGCGTGCAGTGTTGCAGCGAATCGCACTATTTGCGCAAGGCAAAGGCATTAGCGGAGTGGGGCTGTTAGATAAAGAGGAAGAGTATAAACGCAACACCGCATCATTTGCCCAACTCCCCGATTTGCTTGAAAATTATTTAATGATTGCAGGCGCGAGCGAAGGCATCCCCGCTAGTCGATTTCTTGGTAGCGCCCCCAAGGGGCTGAACTCTACGGGCGAAGGTGATATGAAAAATTACTATGACGGGATCCAGAGCAAGCAGAACAATGAGCTCAGCAATGAAATCGCGGAGCTTGATTTAGCGCTGCAACAATCAGCAGGCGTCCGTGGCGAATACGCATGGGAGCCGTTAGAGCAAGCCAATGATAGCGAAGAAGCGGCCAACGGGAAAACGGTTGCTGATACGTTAAAGATTGTTGATGACTTGGGCGTGTTTTCGGGCGATGAAATGCGGGAGATCAGTATTAGAGCGTTGCAGGCTTGGGGCATTGAGCGCGAAATTGACGAGATAACATCCGGCGGCATGGGTGATAACGATGAATGATTATAATGCAGCGGAGTTATCTGATAAAAAAGCGGGGGCATATGTATTAAAGCCTATTGATTATCGCATCGGCTCAGTCGTTGCCTATCAAAAAGTGCTGCGTAATATTTTGCGCGAGTTAAAAAAGGCGACTAAAAACATGATTTTGCCCGCTTATAAAAACGGGGCTTTTGATGCAGTGGCGGTGCGTGATGAGGATGATGAGGACGAAGTGAACGCGGCGGAATTAGCTGCTGTTGCTATTGCAGGGGCAGGAGTTGCTGCACTATTTCAGCAATTGCGCGAGCTGGCCGCAAGGCTGACAGATAATGCAATGACGCAAGTTTCCAAGATTTTTTCATCAGAAAACACGCGGCACACCAAAAAATTTATCAGCCGAATTTCGCAATCACTAGGCGTTGACGTGAGTTCGGTTGTTAGGCCATCGGACAACAAGTCATTACTGCAAACGTATGTTAACCGCAACGCCAACTTAATAACATCAATGACCAATGATGCTATTAAACAGATTGAGGAGGAGGTTTATAAAGCCAAGCTGCAAAATAAATCAGCGGAAGAATTAAGTGCGTCGATACAGCAACGATTTAAGGCTTTGCGGAAAAGCCGCGCAGATTTAATTGCACGAGATCAACTTGCGAAAATTAATGCTGATTTAAGTATGTCGCGCATAAAGCAAAGCGGCGCTAAATCGTATCAGTGGGATTATCGACACGGCATCCCGCGACAGACACGCCGTGAACATCATGTTGCGCGGCATCGTAAAATATTTCCAGTGGGCGAGCCGTCCGGCGATGAGCCGGGCATGGCTATAAATTGTCAATGCCGTGCGCGGGCAGTTATCGAGATAAAAAATGACTAGTGATATATTACACGTTCGACTGCCAAAATGGCGAAAAGAAAAAATAAGGCGCGCTGCCAATACTGAGGCTGAAACAATGAGCGAATTTATTTTGCGTGCAGTTGATAAAGAGATTGAACAACAACGCCAAAAGCTGGAAAAAATAACCCCCCCGTATTCGCATAATTAAAAATCGTGTACACAAAAATCATGCCTATTAATTAAACGCGTTAACATATCACGAAATGACATTATTCATCGAAGACACTCAGCTTAAAGATGCTCGCATCACTAAAGATGGCTACCTAATCGCCTCAGTTTTGTGTGCCCGCACGGGCGTGCAGGATTACTTGGGCTCAGAAGTTGGCAAGCCGGATCAGCCGCGCGTATCCATCTATCGGCCTGATTCTGCTGTTTTTGCCAAGGACTCGCTGGCGACTTTTGTCGGCAAGCCGACGACTGACGATCATCCGCCTGAGCTTGTTAATGCTGATAACTGGAGCAAATACGCTGTAGGCGCTATCGGCGAGGAGGTCATGCGCGACGGCGAATATATCCGCGTGCCGATAACGCTGATGGATGCCGAGATAGTCCAAAAAGTAATGGACGGCAAACGTGAGATCAGCATGGGATACGAGATGGATTTGCAATGGCGCGACGGCGTGACTGATAGCGGCGAGCACTATGATGCAGTAATGACCAACTTAAAAATTAATCATCTCGCCATTGTCGATAAAGGCAGAGCAGGCAGCAGAGCCCGCATAGGCGATAAACGGAAGGACTCTCCAACGATGACACGAACTATTACGCTCGACGGCATTTCGATCGAAACGACTGATCAAGGCGCGCAGGCGATTGAAAAACTCCAGAGCGAAAAGCAGGCGCTATCCGATGCACAGCAAAATGCCAAGCAAGCACACGATACGGCTATTGCAACTAAGGATGCAGAGTTGGCGGCTAAGGATGCGGAAATTGCAGAGCTTAAAAAAGAACAACTTACTGATGAGCAGTTAGACGCAAAAGTGCAAGCGCGCGCTGAGCTAATAGGCAAAGCGTCAACGCTAGTTAAGGATGCCGATTTTAAAGGCAAGTCTGATGCCGAAATCATGAAGGCAGCGGTTGCTGCTGTGCGCGGCGAGGATGCCATCAAAGAAAAGTCGGCGGCGTATATCCAAGCCGCATTTGATTTAGCAGTTGAGGCAAAGCCGGATGCGTTCCGTGATGCTATGTCCACTCGCAAAATCTCAGCAAATGACAATGGGCAAGATGATTATGAGCAGCGATTATCCGCCGCATGGAGATCAGCATAATGGCAGTACAAACAACATACAACGCGACAATTGATACAGCCCGCGCGGGAGCAATTGCAGACATGCGCGGCTCAACACTAATAAGCCGCACTGTCGAAGATGCAGCGCTTGCATTCGGCGTGCCTGTTTCGCAGGGCACTAACGATGAGGGCTGTCACTTAACAAAAGCAGGCGATAACGACATTATTGGCATCAGTGTGCGCGAGCGCTCACTAAAGGCAGACGCCGACAGTTGGGCGCAATATGAGTCGGCACGGATTATGAGCAAGGGCGCAATTTGGGCCGTGGTAACAGACGCGGGCGGCGTTGTGGCCGGTGATCCTGTTTGGGTTGCACTAGCAACTGGCGCATTTAGCAATGCAGATGCGGGCGGTGGCGGATCACTCAAAATTAATGGCCGATGGGAAACGAGTGCAGCTAATGGCGCGCTTGCGGTTATCGCGTTTAACACAGAAGTTCCGGCCGTAGCTGGCGCGTAGGAGATATAAAAATGCCACAACTTTTTGATGCAAGCAGCCCTCGGCTTTGTTGTAAGCCAAACGTCACACATTGAGCGCCAAGTTAACGAGACGGCCTATCCCGACATTCAATATCCGTCACTGATCCCCGTAGACACGAGCGCGCATCCTTTTGCAAAATCAGTCACTTATTACAGCTCGGATAAATTCGGGAGAGCTGATTGGATTAATGGCAATGCTGACGATGTCCCATTAGCCGGAACAGAACTGTCCAAGCATGAAACAGCCGTGCACATGGCGGCCATTGGCTACGGCTACGGCTACGAAGAAATTAATCATGCGCAAATGCTAGGGGTTAACTTGCAAGCGGATGATGCTATGGCAGCACGGCGTGCTTATGAAGAAATGGTTGATCGCGTCGCATTGACGGGTGACATGACAAAAGGCTTCCAAGGGTTGATTAATAACACGTCGGTTACTGCTGGAGCGGTGACGACAGGCGATTGGGCGACGGCAACAGAAGATCAAATCCTAGCCGACGTTAATAATACAATTCTGGCGGTAGGCACAGACACGAACTTTGTCAGTATGGCCAATACGCTATTGTTGCCCTATGAAAAAATGAACTATCTGGCGACAAACAGGCTAGGAGATACGCAGTCAACGATCCTCAATTTTTTGCGTGATAACAACACGTATACCGCCATGACGGGACAGCCGCTAACGATCCGTGCAGTCCGTGGGTTAAACACTGCGGGTGCGGGTAGCACAGCAAGAATGGTTGCTTATCGCCGCGACCCCCAAGTTTTGAAATTGCACATCCCTATGCCACACAGGTTTTTGCCGGTGCATCAATCAGGGCCGCTTAATTTTGTGATTCCGGGTGTTTTCCGCTTGGGCGGTTTAGATATTCGTCGGCCTAAAGAGGTGCGGTATGGCGACGGAATCTAAAGGCACAAGCAAGCCAAGCGCAGAGCCTAAAAAAACAAGTGGCCTTACTACTGTTACAAACAACACACAGCAGCCGATTGCCATTGCCGGGGAAACAATTCCGGCTGGCGGATCATTCACTTTTGATAATTGGGGATCTATCAGTAAATCAAAAGCGGTGGCCGCTTGGATCAAAGCGGGAGTGGTTACTGTCTAATGCCTTTAACTGCATCGCCGTTAATCATTGAGGATGGCAGCATAGTAAGTGGCGCAAATTCGTTTGTTTCCGTCGAAAGTGCAGCCCAATTTTTATTTGATCGCGGCCTTGTAAAGCAAAGTGATATAGATGAATCCAGCGCTTCAGCATTGTTGCTACGTGGGCTCGACGCGATCAAGCGCCTGCCTTGTCTATCGGCCTACGCTCTGCCGTTACGATCAGCCACGCCCATTCCGCCCGAACTGATAAATGCACAAATTTGGGCAGCATTTTATATTTGGAAAGGCCTGGAAAATCAGGGGCAGCCGGACAGCGCAAATGATCCGGCTAATGTTGCGGCATCAAATGTGCGGCGCGAAAAAGTTGACGTGATAGAGTTAGAGTATTACGAGGCAGGGCAAAAGCAAACGCTAACGATTGAAGACATGCCTAACGTGGCTAACGAGTTGATTGCATTGGGCTGTGGCTCGCTAACAGCAAAGCCTATGATTATGCCCGTGGCAAGGTGGGTTTGATTTGGTTAATCCTGTGCACGCGCGATTAGCAAAAACCGCGGCACGACTCATCAATAAAAATGGGCGAGCAATGTTTTTAGTGGAGATAGTTAACGAGGGTGATCCGTGGTCGCCAACACAAACAGAGTCGCCAACAGAGATAATCGGCGTTGATGTGGGTTTTGATCAATCAGATCGAAGTGCATGGCTAATAGAGTCGAGTGATAAAGCGGTGTTAATTGATGCGCAACACGCGCCAAGAATCGGGATGCGTTTGCGTGATGAAGGTACTGATTATTCGATTATTAATTTGCGCCGCGTACAGCCTGGCGAGACTGAAATGATTTATAAATTACAGGTGCGCGTATGAGTACAGTCACAGTCAATCAATGGACGCAAAAAGCGGCCCGCAAAATGACGCGAGTCATGCGTGAGTCATGCGGCGTGACGGGCGGAAACGTGCGCGAACGAACGCCCCGCGATACGGAGGCGTTGGCTGACTCGTGGCAGGAAAGCGTGCCACATAATCAACTGCTAGCTGGGCAGCAGTATTTGTTTTTTACTGACCTGCATTATGCGCGCGACGTTGAATATTTAGGCAATGTGCCCCGCAGGCCGGGCATTACGCGCTATCATCCGCGCGGCCCTTATAGCATGCGTAGTAGTTCAGTGGCGGAATGGCAGCAGAACGTCAGGGCGGCAGCGCGTGGAGTCTGAGTTAAGACAAGCTGTTTTCGCTCATGTAAATGATCTGGCAACGGGACTAGGACTGGCAGTCTACTGGCCTAACGCCGCTCCAAATCAGCCGCCGCGCAATGATCATGTGCGCGTCGATATTATTAACACAACGCCTGAGATTA